ACCACCAGTAGTTAGTAAACCGCCTAAACCACCGGCTAAACCACCAGTAGTTAGTAAACCGCCTAAACCACCAGCTAAACCACCAGTAGTTAGTAAACCGCCTAAACCACCGGCTAAACCACCAGTAGTTAGTAAACCGCCTAAACCACCGGCTAAACCACCAGTAGTTAGTAAACCGCCTAAACCAAAAAGAAAACCTGGCCGACGAGAAAGATATCCCAGTCGAGCAGATCCTGATCTAGGTATCGCAGGAGTTAGTAGGAGAATCAAGACTACTAAAAAACCTGTAGATAAAGCTAAAAAAACTAAGAAGGCAAAAGAACTTAGTGGTTTGGAGCAATTTTGGGAGGATGTAAAGAAATTACCTAAATATTTAGGAACAGATTTACTTCCTGAACGAGTAAGTGGTACTGAAGGTATGGGACCAGGAAAAAGAAAATATAAGTGGGACGCACCATTTGTTGGAGAAGTAGAGTTTGAATTAGATACTACTGAAAAAGCAATGACAGAGGGTCGAAAAAAAGGTGGCCGAATTAAAAAGGGTGTAAAGAAAACCAAGACTCGTAAACCTAAAGTTCGTAGGCGTGCTGCTCTTCGTGGACATAGGGCTGAACGTAGAGGAGGCTAATATGGCTTTAACTTCTGGTTTGCCTTCTAGTGGAGGATCTCAATCAGCTTTAATAGCTCGATTACAAACGGCTATTGCAAAAGAAAAAAATCCCTCAAAAAAGGCTCGTCTTAAGTTACAATTAAAAAAATTGACTACGAAAGGAAAAGTAGGTACACCCAAAGCAGGTGATGCAATGGCTAAATATTCTTCTATTAGGCGTTATCTACCAAAACGTAATGCCGATAAATCAACACTTGAACAATTTGCAGGAACTTTATCGGATTATAGTTTTAAGGGTTCTGATGATGACTGGACTAAAGATTATTTTAAAATGTGGGAAAAGACAGGTGATGCAGAAGAAGATGCTTGGTTAGATGATCCCGGTTTAGGATATAAAAAAGGTGGTAGATTAAAGAAAGCTAAAAAGAAAGCTAAAAAGAGTAGACCAAAAGGAATTAGAATAGCTCTGCGTGGTTACGGAAAGGCAATGGGTCGTGGCTAAACCATTAACATTACGACAAAGAGAGACTTTAAAGAAACACTCTCGGAAACATACATCGAAACATATGACATATATGAAAAAGCGTATGAAGCAGGGAGATACATTTAGAGATGCTCATATAAAAGCTACAAGAAGGGTAGGTCGATAATGACAGATAAATCTTGTTCTGGATGTACGTGCGATTGTCACTGTGATAAAGAAAAATGTGATAACTGTTCATGTGAGAATTGTAAATGCGGAAGTGAGTAATGGCAGTTTCAGGTACATATAATTTTAATCTGGATATCGATGAGGTAATCCAAGAAGCAATGGAAATGATTGGGGGAGAAAATACCCTTGGTCACGAACCTGCATCTGCTCGACGCTCAATAAACCTTATGTTGAAGGACTGGCAAAATAGAGGTATTCTTCTTTGGAGTACTTCTGTTTCCAGTGTGACTGTGGCTGCAAGTGTTACAGCCTATAGTCTTCACGCTTCAACTGTGGATGCTCTGGAAGTTGTTCTGGGTCGAGACGATACAGACATTCAACTTACTCGGATATCTCCAGAGGAATATCTCCTTATTCCTAATAAGACCCAGACAGGTCGTCCTATGCAATATTCTATTCGCAGAGGTATTGCTAATCCTACCATGTCTCTTTGGCCCATACCTGAGAACTCCACTGATATTCTCAAAATGGAAGTTATTAGTGAACTACAAGATGTAGATAAGTCTGCCGAGCAGAATGCCGATCTTCCCAAGAGATTCCTTCCTCCTCTTACTTGTGGTCTGGCATACTATATGTCAATGAAGAGGCCCGGAGTAGAAGGACAAAGAATGCAAATGTTGAAGGGTAACTATGAAGAGTTACTAGCCAGAGCTATGCAGGAAGATCGAGAAAGAGCTTCTATGTATGTTGTACCTAGATTAGGATATATCTAATGGCAAGTACTAAAAATGCTCTGGCTGTATGTGATACATGTGGGTTTGTATATCCACACAGAGTAATGCGTATGAATAGTTACGGTATGCTGGTCTGCCCGGAAGACTTTGAAGGTCAGTATGATCTGAAGAATAGTCCTCTAAATAAGATACCAGATGTACGAGATGACCCGGCTATTAAGAATCCCAGAGCAGATTATCTGGGGGGAAGAGGAGTCATGTGGAATAAGAATTCAACATGGATAACAACTAATCCTGTAACCTTGGCAGAAACAACGCATACTACCAAATGGGATGATGCTAACAGAAGTTGGAACACAATATGACAGATCTAACAGGTAATTTAATATCAGAAACATATAAGCAAGTTCTGCTTATCAATGCCAGTACTACCAATAGTGGTGTTGATACCTCTCTGGTGAATGTACAGACAGGAGATGGAACTAATAGTGCTTTGCAAGTTGCAACTAATGCAGTGAAGGTTGCTGGTACGTTTGCAGTATCCGGAGCGGTTTCACTGGATGGTAATATGCATGTGGATGACAAGGTATGTGCCTCGGCATTCTACGGAGATGGCTCTAATATTACTGGAGTGACTGCCACGATTGCAGGTAACATCTCTGTGAGTAATGTAACAATTGGTGGGACTTTACATGTTGCTGGTATTGCCACATTAGCTGGTGCTACGCATCTTAAGAGTACGGTCACAGTAGGTGGTGCAGCTAACTTTGGTAGTACAGTTACCGTGGTAGGTGCTGCTCATCTGCAAAGCACAGCTTCCATAGGTGGAGCCGCCACGTTTGCCAGCACAGTCACGGTTGTGGGAGCAGCCGCACTAAAAAGTAATGTATCTGTTGGGGGTACTCTGGCAGTAGCCGGAGCAGGTACATTCACATCCAAGGCAGAATTCAAGGACGATGTATCAATTAGTGGTAATTTAGATGTAGCTTCTGCTGCATGTATAGGTGGCACTTTCATGGCAGTTGGAAATGCTACTTTCGATGGGGATGTCTCTGTAAGCGGTGGTCTGGTAGTTGGTGGTACGGTAACTATTGTAGGAACTAATGTACAAGCTGCTAATGCCAGAGTATGTGCATCTGCATTCCACGGGGATGGTTCTAATTTAACTAACATAGCTGGCTCGGCGATCTCAGGCAATATCTCTGTTAGTAATATCAGTGCGGGAGGTGATCTCAATGTAGCTGGTGGAGCTTCCATAGTAGGTACTGTGACAATAGTCGGAGCTAATCTACAAGCTACCAATGCCAAGGTATGTGCGTCTGCATACTATGGTGATGGTTCTAATCTTACTGGAGTTGTGGCGTCTATTACAAGTGGTGTTATAGCTAATTTATCTATAACTTCCAATTTAGATGTTGGAGGTAATACTTCCATAGGTGGTACTTTTAAATCTACAGGAGCAGGTACATTTGCATCCACGGTTACAGTTGTAGGTGCTGGTACATTTAAAGATGATGTATCAGTTAGTGGTAATACTGTTCTTGGTGGAACATTAAGAGTTGCAGGAGCAACCTCTCTTGAAGGTGCAGTTGATCTTAATAGCACACTTACTGTAGCAGGAGCAGTATCACTTGCATCAACACTATCAGTTGGAGGTGCTTCACACTTTGCTTCTACAGTTACTGTAGCAGGAGCCTCTCACCTTCAAAGTACAGTATCTATTGGAGGTGCTGCTACATTTGCTTCGACAGTTACTGTAGCAGGAGCAGCTATATTTGAAGACAGTGTTTCTGTTAGTGGTAATTTAGATGTTGCTGGTAATGTATCAGTAGGTGGAACTGTCTTTGCTGCTGGTGGTATTACATACGATGGAGATGTTTCTGTTAGTGGTAATCTGGCTGTGGGAGGTAATACTTCCATAGGAGGGACACTTAGTGTTACAGGAGCGGTAAGCCTAGCTTCTACTCTTAGTGTTGGAGGTGCTGCTTCATTTTCTTCAACAGTTGCAGTGGGAGGTACTACAAATCTACTAGCAGATGTTTTAATCTCAGGAGATGCTGTCGCTGCTGGTACTTTCCAACCTCAAGGTGATACTGCCTCTGGAGATGATGCAGCTATAGGATACACATCTGGGGAAGGTCTTATTCTTACAGGACAGGGAAGTACCTCAGATATTACACTAAAGAATGATGCCGATGGTACGGTATTCACGGTTCCAACTGGTACTGATGATATTCTTTTCCCCGATAGTGCCAAAGCTATGTGGGGAGCTGGTAGTGATCTTCAAATTTATCACGACGGCTCCAATAGCTATATTGATGATTCTGGTAGTGGTCTGTTACATATAAGAGGAAGCCAGATTAATATTAATAAGTACACTGGCGAAAACATGGCAACATTAGTTGCAGATGGTGCTGTTACACTTTATTATGATAATAGTGCAAAACTTGCTACAGCATCTGGTGGTGTAGATGTAACAGGAGATTTAACTGCTACTGGAACTATTGAACCTGCTGGAGATACAGCCGCTGGAGATAATGCTGCTATAGGTTATACTAGTAGTGAAGGCCTTATCCTAGCTGGTCAAGGCAGTACAGGTGATGTCACTATAAAGAATGATGCTGACACTAATATATGTTATGTTCCCACTGGAACAAATTATCTGCGCTTTACCGATAGCAGATATTTATCGTTTGGCGATTCCGATGATCTTCAAATTTATCACAATGGTACTGATAGTTATATTACGGATGTAGGCACAGGCGTTCTTAAAATTACATCTGATGGTGGCTCAATTAGTTTCCAAAAGAGTAATAGTGAAGTTATGGCAACAATGGCAACAGATGGTGCTGTTACACTTTATAATGATAATGCTATAAAACTTGCTACAGCCTCTACTGGCATAGAAGTAGGAGCATCAGGTGTAAATGCTACTATTAAGACTCACAGTGCTGGAAGTAGTAATTTAACATTGGGTGTTAATGCAGGTAATACTATCGAATCAGGTGGTAATTATAATACCTTGGTAGGCGACGAAGCTGGCACGGCTATCACAACAGGCGATAATAATGTTGCTGTGGGTTATGGAGCCTTGGATGCTGGCACGACGGCATCTTACATCACAGCAATTGGTTATAATGCTCTTGGTGCTAATACGACGGCTAATAACTGTGTAGCGGTTGGTAATACTGCTCTTGCTGCGAATACGACAGGAGCACATAATGTAGGGATTGGTCATCAAGCCCTTAATGCAAATACTACGGCTGCGAATAATGTGGCTGTTGGTAAAAATGCTTTACTTTTAAATACCACCGGATATTCCAACGTAATGGTAGGGACAGATGCTGGCGATGCCATAACTACGGGACCACTTAATGTGGGAGTGGGCCATAACGCATTAGGTACAGTCGTAACGGGCCAAGAAAATACGGGTATTGGGTATAACGCCCTATCTCTAACAACTGTTTCAGACAACACAGGTATTGGAGCTTATGCTGGTGATGCTCTGACAACCGGAGCTAACAACACCTGCGTGGGAGCTTACTCTCTTAGTGCGGCTACTACCGGCGCTTCAAATGTGATGGTTGGGGCTTGGGCAGGAGATGTTCTTACTACAGGATCAGATAATACTGGTATCGGCATACATTCTCTTGGTGCTTTAACGACTGCTGGCTCTAACACAGCGGTAGGCGCTAGTGCCGGGATAAATACAACTACCGGCGATTCAAATACATCGCTTGGTGCAAGTGCGTTTGCAGCAAATACAACCGGAGCATCGAATGTTGCCGTAGGTGTTCAGGCTCTTGATGCCAACACGACGGCTGCTGGTAACACCGCTCTGGGCTACCAAGCTATGAGTGCAAATACGACCGGAACAGGTAATGTTGCGGTGGGTTATCAAGCTCTGGATGCCGTCACAACGACATCTGGGCATACTGCTGTAGGATATTCTGCTCTTGGCGCAGCAACCGACAGTGGCAATACCGCCGTTGGTTATCTTGCTTGTCGTGACACTGCTGGGGGCGCTTATAACGTAGCTGTGGGTCACGAAGCTCTACTAGTAAATACAAGCGGGGTGTACAATGTTGCCGTAGGTAATGGTTCTCTTGATGCTAATACTTCGGGAGGTAATAACACTGCTGTAGGCCGTCTTGCTCTAAGTGCAAATACAACGGCTTCTGATAATGTTGCCGTAGGATCTACTGCTCTTGATGCCAATACAACGGCTTCTTATAACACAGCAGTAGGCAGTTCTGCATTAAGTGCAACCCAGACCGGCGCTCAAAATACCGCCGTAGGCACATATGCTCTACAAAATGCCCTTGAGGACAATAATACAGCAGTTGGCTACGCAGCAATGCAGAACTGCACTACCGGCGAGTATAATACAGCCGTGGGACATGCGGCTCTTGATGCAACTGTAACTAGCGACTACAACAATGCATTTGGTGTTAGTTCGTTAACCACTCTTACAAGCGGGGCAAACAATAATGCTTTTGGTTCTTCTGCTGGTCAGGCATTAACAACTGGCGGGAGTAATGCATTCTTTGGCGGAGGTGCTGGGTACACTCAAACTACAGCAGGTTCCTGTGCATTCTTCGGGCATAATGCTGGGTATTATAATAATGGGGCTAATAATAGTGCTTTTGGGGCTACTGCTGGAGATGCCATTACTACAGGAACTCTTAATGTTGCCGTAGGCGCTACTGCTCTGACTGCCAATACAACGGCTTCTTATAACACAGCAGTGGGCTATGGTGCTATGGCGGCAAATACGACGGGAACATTCAATACAGCAGTGGGTTATGGTGCTCTGGATGCTTGCACTACAACAAGTCAGAATACTGCTGTTGGGTACAATGCTATGGGTGCATGTACTGGATCTGGAAATGTTGCCGTTGGTGATCAGGCTATGCTTGTTGCTGTTGCCGCAAGTTATAATGTAGCTGTGGGTGATCATGCAGGAGATTCCATTACAGACGGCACAGGCAATCAATTACTGAGTTATTATGCTGGCGCTGGCATTACAACTGGTGATTATAACGTCTGTATTGGATATAATTCCGGAACGCATAGTGTAGCCACGACCACTGGATCAGGAAATGTGTTCATCGGCAATGGCGCACATTCTTCTGCTGTTGGTGTGAGCAATGAAATGGTTATTGCTTCTAGTGCGAATATTCAAGGTAAGGGTGCTAGCACTGGTTTCATAAATGCTAACACTGGTGGCAATTATGCCGGTAATAACTCAGCCGATTGGTCAACAAACTCCGATAGACGAATTAAAAAGAACATCGTTGATAGTCCAAAAGGACTTGCTGAGATCCTCACGGTCGTTCCGAAGAACTTCCTCTATAAGAGCGATGAAGAACTTCAAGAAGATTTCCCCGGTGCTCAAGAGGGTCTGCCGCAAGATGTTTTGACAACGAGTGCCATTGCACAGGAGTTGCAAGAAGCATTCCCGGAAGCAGTCACCGAACGGAGTGATCATGGAATATTATCGGTAGATCGTGGCCCTGTGGTTTGGGCAATGATTAATGCAATAAAAGAACTATCCGCTGAAATTGATGAACTGAAGAAATGGAAAGAAGAACACACTAGTAAATAACTTAACCAAGGAGAGAAAAATGGATAATGAACCTACTGCTGAAGAGATTGCTGCACATTTCTCAGCTATGGATGATAGTGTTAATCTGATTAATGCTACTATAGCTGATGATACAGAAGCTATGCAAATGTTTGGAACAGCAGCGGAAGTGAAACTTATGGTAACTCGGAATACTGATCATCTTGAAATTCAAGCTGAGAAAGATTGGTATAAGGATTCCTCGAATAGCAAAACATCATATGACGATGCCGTCACGGCTGGTAAAGCCTACGTGGCCGCATAGAAAGGAACATATTTATGACTGAAGAAAGTAATGTAATCAATATCAATGGTAATGATTACGATCAATCTGATTTAACGGATCAGCAAAAGTATTGGATTACTCAAGTACAGGATTTACAACAGAAGCGTCAGGCTACTCAATTTCAACTAGATCAAATTGTTATAGCATCAGACTCTTTTATGAATATCCTAATCCAAAGCTTGTCTGAGAAACCCGAACCTGTGGAGAATCCCCTAGATAAACTGGCAGGAACGGCCTGAGATCCAGAAGTGGAGAGGCAATGTTCTTAAAAATTATTTGTGTGATACTCGGAATCTTTCTTTTTACTGGGACTGCTTATGCACAAGAAGAAGGTCTACTATTAAGACAGTCTCCTGAAGTAGTCAATACTTATTGTGGATTGGCGGAAAAACTAAACGAAGCCCAGAAAGATGAAACAAAGATTTTCATGGGATTTATAGATCAGTCTAATGTTTTACAGGTATCAACAGGAGAAAATGGGTTCTGGAATATCACAGTTGAGAATGCAAGCGGTATATCGTGTGTATATTTCATGGGACAGATGGGAACTGTTTTGATAGAACAAAAGCCAAAGAAAGATGCAGACTTACAAGGGATTATTAGGAGAGAAGTAAATGGCAGCAACATACACAAGTAATCTTCGTCTGACCAAGCAAGGTGATGGAGATAATCCTAATACGTGGGGACAAGTTCTTAACGATGGGGTTATCAGTCTGGTAGATGATGCGGTAGCTGGCTATGCAACTCTATCTATTGGCAGTACTGTCAGTGTTACTCTAACCAATAACCAAGGTTCCGGTGATCAGGCTCGATCTGCTATACTAGAACTTACTGGTTCTATTGGTGGAGCACATACATCTATCTTTGTCCTTATTCCCAATAACTCCAAATCATATGTAGTTCGTAATTCCGTATCAAATAATGCTTCCGACGATGCTGTTATCTTACGAGTTGCCGGTAATACTGGAGTAACTATTCCTCCCAGTTCAAATACTTTTGTAATCACAAATGGAACTTCGGTCTATAATGTTGCTCCTGCAACTTTCGGATCGGCTATAACTGTGGAGGGTGCAGCAACTTTTGAATCAACCGTTTGTGTGTCTGGGGCTGCTAATTTCACAGGAACAGTTACTGTGGGAGGAGATGTAGTAGTCGAGAGTAATGTTCATGTAAGCAGTAAGGTATGTGCCTCGGCCTTCTATGGGGATGGTGCTAATATAACAGGACTTCTTCCTACGGGAGCTATCCTACCTTATGGTGTTACAGCAGCACCAACTGGGTATAAATTATGTGATGGTTCTGCTCATACTCGTACTGGTACTTCAACTTCTGCCTTGTTTACTGTGATTGGGACTTTATATGGAGTTGGTAATGGATCAACTACATTTAATGTTCCTGATCTTGCTGGTAAATTTATGGCAGGAATTGGCTCTGGATTAACTAGTGTAACAGCAGGAATGATTGTTGGAACTACCATAGGTAATACTGGTGGTGTTCAAGCTGTAACATTGACAGAGGCACAAATGCCAGCTCATGAACATGGATTGGCAACACAAGGACCATTTGTAGGGGGTGGTTCATCCAATCTTGCATATACTTCAGGAACTAATGTTAATACAGGATCAACTGGTGATACTGGTGCACACAGTAATATACCTCCTTCATTGATTGTACAATTTATTATCAAGCTTTGATATGACAGCAGAATTAAAAAAATTTAATTTTCAGCAAGGTTTCAATAGAGAAACTACGCAATATGCGGAAGAAGGCCGTTGGTATGACGGTAACCGTGTGCGGTTTCGTGCTGGTCGTCCTGAAAATATGCGTGGCTATGAGGTAAGAACCAGCACTGTCTTTGATGGATCTGGAAGAGCTTTGATTAGTTGGACGGGTACAGATGTCAAAGCCAGAGCAATCTTTGGTACTCCTGATAAACTATATGAACATGAAGGAGATCAGATATATGATATAACACCACTAACATCTTCTGTGGCATTGACAAACTGTTTTGGTACTTCATCAGGCTCTACCAGAGTATGTTGTTCTGATGCTGCTCATGATCGAGCTGCGGGAGATTATGTGTATTTCACAGCAACTTCGGCTATTGGAAGTAGCAATGTAAGTCTGAGTGGAAATGTTTATCCTATTACATCTATTGTGAGTGGAGCTGTATTTACAATTAGTGTTACTGGAAATGCAGATAGTACGGAGTCTGCCAAAGGAAAGGCCACATTCAATTACTACATTCCCACAGGTAGTTCTGTGGCTGCTGCTGGGGTAGGCTATACGGCTGCTGCATATAATGCAACCGAGCCAACATCAGTGGGAATTAGCAAAATATCTACAAACGCAGGTAATACACTGGTAACTGTCTCTTGTGCTGCTGCTCATGGAGGAGTTGCCAATGATACTGTAATATTTATACCTGTGAGTGCGGCTGCTCATCCAGTCACTGTAGGAGGTAATCTTATTCTGAGTCAATCTTCAGTAGGATCTGTTAATGTGGGAGGACCAGAATTTACCATCGTGTCGATAGCTAGTACTCAGATTATTGTGAGTGTTAATACGGCTGCATCAGCTACGGAGAATGCCACATCTAATCTGGCAATGACTGCCCGGATCTATCCTCAAGTAGCAGGAAGTATAGGCTCTCCCTACAGGGCTTGGGATGAACCTGCCTCTGCAAGTGCATCAGGTCTTAAAATTGAAATTGGACAGTGGAGCCTGGATAACTGGGGTGAGGATGTAATAGCCAATCGGAGAGGAAGTAATATATTTTATTTTGATACAGATGCTTCTGTAACTCCCACCAGAGCCACATCAATTACCACATCTCCAATTAGTGTTAACTCAATTATTGTATCTCCCAATGATAGACATCTGATTGCTCTGGGTACTAATGAATATGCAGCGGATGCCACAGTGAGTGGAACATTCAATCCAATGTTGGTTCGTTGGTCTGATCAAGATAATCGAACTAACTGGGTTCCTTCTCTAAGTACAACGTCCGGGGAAGTGGTACTGACAGACGGTACTAAAATTGTAGGTGGCGTTAGAGGAAGGAATGCTATTAATATTTGGACTGATAATTCTTTATGGTTGATGTCATTTGTTGGTCCTCCCCTCACATTTAAATTTCAGCAGGTGGGTACTAACTGTGGTTTGATAGGGCCACATGCAGGTATTGATTATAATGGTGTTACATACTGGATGGGATATGATAATTTCTATTCCAATTCTGGTCAAGTAAAGACTCTGGATTGTACGGTTCGTAGATATATATTTAGTAGAATAAACGCTTCCTATTATGATAAGGTATATGCTGGAATCAATTCAGAGTTCAGAGAAATAATATGGTTATATCCTTCTTCGGATAGTACGGAATGTGATAGCTATGTTATTTTCTCTCCAGAAGATGGTTACTGGGTATATGGAGAGACATTATTTACGACCTTCAATGACATGGAAGTATTTGGCAATACACTAACAACTGGAGTAACAGCCTCTGGAAATAATATTTATAATAATGAACCTGAAGAAGTGTTTACTGGAACTGGAGATTCAACTTTAGTATCTTATGTAGAATCTGCTGACTTCGATATTGCGGATGGTAATGCGCTTATGTTCATGGACAGGGTTATTCCTGATTATGATATCAGTACTGGTAAAATCAAAATGAAAGTTATAACCAAACAATTTCCTGAGAGTTTGGAAAGCATTACCAAGGAATTTGATATTGCCGGGGCTACCCAGAAGGTGGACTTCAGATCTAGGGGTAGACAAGCAAAGATTAGAGTTTCGTGTGCATCCAATAATTCCAGTTGGCGGTGGGGATCAATCAGATTAGCTCTTCAAGCTGATGGAGGGCGATAATGGCGCAATATCCTATCTTACCTATTAATATGCCTACTGATGATATGAGAGCAATGTATGAAGAGATACAGCAATGGGGAGCTATGCTAGCCACTGAACTTGCAATCAGGGACGGAGAAATAGATTCAGCCCCAACCACAAATATTTATACGGTTGTGACAGTGGGAAGTATAGGTAGACCCCGGAAGGGTGACATTGCATATTCTGCCAGTGCTGGTAAGTTCAGGGGATATGTAAGTCTAGGTTCGGAAACATCTTGGAAGGATTTTTTCTAATGACAACAAAGGCACAGCATCTGGAATTGATTAATAAAAGTACTCTCCAGAATAATTATAATACCGGACAGGCTATTGATCCTTATCGAAACAGACTGGATAAAAAACAACAGCAATTTGCCAAAATGAAAAAAATAGGGTATAATAGTAGTAACTTTATTGCTGAACAAACTGCTCCTCAATCTAACACTTATGGAAGATTAACATAATGGCTTTACAAGACATACTAGATTTCCAAGAGATAATTGAAACTGAGACACCCAGAGATGATATGCGGCTTATGCAGCAAGCAGCTCGACCAGAAGGTATGCCAATGCCAATGCCACCTCCTGATGGGCCACCTATGGGACCGGCAGGACCACCTATGGGACCACCAGGGCCACCTATGGGACCACCAGGGCCACCTATGGGACCACCAGGGGGTTTATCTTCAATACCTCCTATGGGTTCACCTCCACCTTCTGTACATCAAGCTTTGTTTTCCATGCCTATACCCACCATCGCAACAGAAGTGGTGAAAGACAGATATTTAGCATCCCGTCCTGATAATGAAGAAACATATGGAGATGTTATTAATCGTCAACCACAACCAAGATTTGAGGGTATTCGGTTAGAGGCGGCGAGGGGAGGTTTAGTAGATTTACCTGCCAGTGATAAATTTGCTGGGAGGGTACCCGGAGATGGTCATGGAATGGAAGATGATGTATCTATGGCTATTGAAGAGGGTGGTAATACAGTAGGTGAATTGAGGGTTAGTACCAAGGAATATATTATACCAGCCGATGTAATGTCTCTCATAGGAAATGGTAATCCAGATAGGGGAGCTGATATTATGGATCAAATAATTAAAGAAATTAGGGCTGAAGCTACGGGAAGCGATGAGCAGCCCAAGGAAGTTGATGGCTTGGAATTGGTTCGTTCGCTCCTAGACAAAGTTTAGATGGCTTTAATAAGAATAGAAACAAATGCAATTGATATTGTCTGGCCCCATGTTAAAGATCTTCTTCAGTTATCAGTTGACCAAAATCTGGGGGAGTTCACAATAGAAGATGTGGAGCAATGGTTGCGTGGTGGTCAGATGGATTTGTGGGTGGTAGGTAATAAAGAGGATGGCATTATGCTGGCAGCAACAACAGAATTTGTAGACTATCCCAGAGAAAGAAGACTTAGAGTAGTTCTAGGATCTTCCAAGAAAAACACAATGGATAAATGGCTTAAATACTGTTGGGATGAAGATTCTGAATTGATCAGGTTTGCCAGAGCTAATAATGCTAAAAGGTTTGAGATCTTGGCAAGAGATGGCTGGACCAGAGTTCTACCAAAAGAAGGTTTTAAAAAATATTGTACTGTCTTAACAAGGGAAGTGAATTGATATGACCATAAAATCTAATTTTAAATTTATTATTGATACCTATTCGGTCAAGGAAAAGGTACAGTTATTAAAGGAACTGTACAAAGATATTGCTGGATATGGTAATGATGATGATGTGGAGCTAGCACATATTAATTCTTTTGAGGCCAAGGTTCTTAAAGCCTTGGGCGGTGCTGGAACTATCAATGAAATTACGGAACTTCCCCAGTATTTGGGTGGGGGATCAAGACCACAAACCAAAACAGAAACCAAGGCTGATATTCCTGATGTTCTTAAACCTTATGTTCAGGATATTCTTGGTCGTGCCAGAACACGTATGGAAGAGCAAGAAGCAAAGGGATATGAAGAGTATGAGGGAGAGAGGATTGCTCCTATAACTGCTGAAGAGAAAGCAGCTCAAGAAGGTCTTCTGTCATTACTGGGAACTCAACAGCCATACCTTGAAGAAGCTTTGACGGATGTTAGAGCAGCAGGAGCAGCGCCCACGGCAGGGGAAATCCAAGGTTTGATGAGCCAATATCAACAAGCTGTGACTGATATGGAAAGGCGGAAAGCTGGAGAGGCTTATGAGGGTGTTAGAAAGGCCAGAGAAGCAAAGCTAGTTGGTGGCGGTGGTATGTCTGGTCTGGGATCAAGGGCAGCTATAGAAATGGGTCTGGGAGAACAGGCACATCTACAAAATTTAGCAGATATTCAAACAAGGGGATCTCAAAGTGCATGGCAAGATGCTCAAAATCGTTTGGCGCAACAGAGAGAACGTCTAAGACTTCGTGCTAGTGATGTGAGGGGTCTGGGAAAAGATATATATGGTACTCAGGTTTCAGAGATTGGTCTGGGTGCGCAGGTGGGTGAGCAGAGGCGACAATTTGAACAATCAAAACTTGATGATCTCTATCGTAGGTATATGGAGAAAAAACAGTTCCCCGACCAAGAACTTGCAAAATACTCTGGTCTTGTCTATGGGATGCCAACAGGTTTTCTGGCAAATAAGGCTTCAACACAGACAGGTCCGAAGGGTCCAAGTTTTGGTAAGCAGCTTCTGGGTGCTGGGCTACAACTGGGAGGAGCCTTCCTGGGTGGTCCTGGTGGTGCGATGGCTGGAAAAGCTCTTGGTGGAATGTTTGGCGGCGGTGGTGGCGGAATGGCTGGTGTGGGTTCTGGTGCTGCTAGTAATCTTGCTAATTGGAATCCGAATCCGGGGTGGAAAAGTGGCGGATTAGTTGGAAGAGGACCAAATACCTATAAAATGAGTGGTGGTGGTGGTCTTTATGATATTCTGTATGAGCGTTATAGTGCTCTACAAGAACCTGATATGAGTGTGGAATCCGATACGGATATATTTGTGGAAAGAAAAGGTGGGGGTTTGACCAATCTTCCTGTTGTGTATAGGCAATCTGGATCTGTAGGTAATTGGTGGGAAACACAACCATCTAAAACTGAAGTGTATGACACTGAGAAAGCTCGTCAAGCTCTAGGGCCAGGATGGGGTACAACTTTCGCAGAAGAGCGAGCACTTGCAAACATTAAGGCAGGACCAAAGCCACCACCACCTAATCCATTAGCTGGACAGCGTGACCCAGAACAAATAAAAGCACGGGCAGCAGATAAGGCACAACGACTAAGAGCACTTGAAGGAACTTTAAAAGCACCTCATTGGATGAAGCTATTGGGGGCAGGAGTGGGTGCTGCTGGTGAGGCTATAGGTTCACCAAGCGTGGCAGTTGGTCCTGGTGGTATGCCCTATCATGTGCCTACTCTTGCAACATCTCTTAAAAGTAGACTTGCTGATGTGAAACAACAGCAAATGGCTGAAACGGCAGAGGAAAAAGCCAGGAAGAGGAAGGAACTGGAAACCGAGTTTGAAACGGAAGAGGAGATATTCCAGTATCCAAAAACTGTGCAAGATCGTCTGATAGCAATTCGTAAGTTAGGTCTGGGTGCTAGGAAGGATCAAGCACAGATTAATAAAATTATGGCTGAAATTAGAAAGCTCAATCGTGAGGCTGGATCTCAAATGAGAACAGGACTATTTAAATATTTATCTGACACGGACTTGAAAGGAGCTAGGGAAGGATTAAAAACAGCAACGCTAGGTTCTGGATTAACAGAACAAAATATTGATAGATTACGTGACTTGCGTCAGGGGGATGCAAATTTAATTCTACAAGATCAGCGTTTAATGATGCATATGGATAAGTGGTTAAGCCCACAAGATGCTTTAGATAGAGCAGTTAAAAGGGCGCTAGATGATAATAGATTTAGAAAGAAAAAGAGATTTTTGTGAGATAGGATCATTGTCACCAACCATCCTGTTATATAGGAGTTAGTTTTGGCTCAAGATACTTCATATAATCTACCTTCTCTGGAAGATGTAGAAGGTTATATCCCTTCTCTGGAGGATGTAGAACAATATCTACCTCCCTTGGAAGGAGGAGAACTTACTCCTGCTCTTAAACCGGAGCCGGAACAGGTTTCTACTACTCTTCCTCCTCCCAAAGAAGCTCCTATTTCCACAGTTGATCCTGATTCTTTCTGGAATCAAATAGCTATTGGATGGGATAATACCTATGGAAGTTATTTTGAAGGTATTGGCTTAATTGCTGATACGATAGGACTTGATGAAGACGCACAATCAGCCAGAGAAGTAGCCGAAGAAGCTAGACTGAAAGCACAGGGACGGCCACAACCTAAAATAAGTCCCTCCATCACAAGAGAAGTTGGAAAAATTACCGAAGGAGAAGTTGATTCCGCATTAGACCATATAGGAGGAACTGCAAAAAGGATGGTAGCAACTGCCTTACCTTCCATAGCTCCTTCTCTGGGTGCCTATGCTTTTGCAGAGAGAACAGCTCCTATTGTTGCAAAGATTCCAAAAATTGGGTGGATGGCAGCGCCAATATATAAATGGACTATGTCACTACTTCCAGGTTTTGTACAAGGATCAGGAGAAATATATAAGGAAGCTAGAGATGCAGGGGCTAGTGAAGAAATGGCCAAATTGGCAGCATTACCAGGAGGATTGCTCATAGGTCTTTTAGATCGTTGGTCTGCTGGTACTATCATCAGATCGGCAGTACGTAGCCTAGGTAAAAGAGCAGTAATTGATGGGCTTGCTCCAAAGCTTGGTAAAAAAATAGCCAAGGAAGTTGTTGAAGAAGGTTTAAAACAATCTAGTATTGGTGCATTAAAAAAATCTTTAAAATCCGTTGCGAAGGGAACAGCAGCAGGAACTTGGGCAGTAAGCAAAGGATTTGCAAAGGGAGCTGCTGCCGAAGCACCGGCTGAAGGCGCTCAAGAAATAGTTTCAATGGCTGCTTCTCGTCTAGCTGCTGATAAACCTATTGGTGTTGATACAGCAGAGTTTTGGAATCGAGCTATTGATGCTTCTGCTCTAGGTATAGCAGGAGGTGGTCCCGTAAGAGCTTTAACCGATGGTATGGCTCCTATGGTTAGACGGCAAACGATAAACAAAGCCAAGGAGTTGGAAGAGGCAACTGATCATCTTCCAGAGCAGGTTTTTGATGCTGAAAATGAGCTTGCCAATATGATGAATGAAGGGCATACAGCAACTACCAAACGTAATATTGGTGAGCCAACATTTGTAGATACTCTATTTAAACCCGTCCGTAGATCCACAACTTTTTTAAAAAATTTAGCTGCTAGAACTCCCATTGGATCTAAACTTGTTAATGATCTACAAAACTTTTTCATTGATACTAACCAGGAAATTGGAATAAACTATTCTCAGTTTCAAGATATAATTAGGGATGCCAAGAAAACTTTTAGAATACCCCTCACACAACGTATTCCCAAGAAAGTAAATGATGCTATTGCCAAACAACTCAGGTATGGTGAGAGAGCGAAGGATGAAAAAGTAGCTCAAGTTGCTGATAAGATCAGAGCTTTTCTTAATCAGCAACGTGAAAATTTAATAGCTGCCAAGGTGGATGTTAATTATGTAGATAATTATCTAACCAATGCCTATAAACTTCCCATGACTGGACAACTGGGTCGCCGCCACAGAGCTAAGAAAAAATTCAAAAGAATTCTGGATCGCCATAATGTGAAAGATAGCGGAGCTGTGTTGGATAATATTATTTCAAATAATAATGTTCATGTAACTGAGAATGAAATTGATATATTTGAATCGGAGCGTCCTGGGGGTCCACTTCCAGTTACTGAGAGATCCTTTGAGAAGTCTCGTAAAATTCCCAAGCATGTCGTGAAAGAGCTTGATGAGGCTGGGTTAGTGGAAAATAATGTGGAGGCTCTTGTTAACAGGTATATTGTGGGAGGTGCCAGACGAGCCAAGATACAACAAATTAAAAATAGGTATAAGGATAATCAAAAAGATATGGATTTTCGAGAGGGGGAAAGGGAACATGTTCGTAATATTTTTCAAGCTCTCCAAAATCGATATAAATCTTTTGATGTAAAAGGTAAAAAATGGGGAAAATTTTGGAGACCTACCTATCAATGGCTAAATACAGCGGGATATATTACAACATTACCGCTTGCAGGTATTACAGCCATGACCGAACCTCTCATTGTTTTAAGCAGGATCAGTCCTAGACATTCTATTTGGGCTGCAAAAGACGCAGCTCTGGTGTCTGGTGCAAAAATTGCTCGAACCTTTTTTCCAAAGATGAAGCCGGGTAAACTGGAACGATCCATGATGAATCTCATGCAAACAGCAGATCTGGCTTTAGTGGATAGCATTCGAGATATCGGAGATATAGCCATCTCTAAGAAAGTAACTGATAAATTTTTTCGAGCGAACATGCTTGCCCAGGTAACTCAAGCTACTAGATTTATGGCTTTTGCTGCTGCCAAGAGACAAATACAGGAAGATATAAAAATACTTGAACAGGAAGGTGATATAGGTCGTACCAGAGAATCTCAAGATGCCCGGAGTAGGTTGAAGAAGCAGGGACTGGCCAATGTAGTAAAGGGTTTGGCGGGGCGTCCAACTCAAAATATAAAAGAAATAATGGATTGGGCCGAATCTCCTTTGCATGGAGAAAGAGCAGTTGCGGAACCATCCATCATAACCAAAGCTATTGGAAAGACTGTTGATGAAGTAATCATGACACCCAATGTTGTTAACAGGCCGCTTTGGATGTCCAATCCCTGGCTCTCTCCGGTGGCACAGCTCAAGGGTTTTATGATGGTCTTTGGTAGTACCGTTGGTCCAAAATTTTATCATGAAGTGTTTAGACCATTATCAAAGGGACGTATACCAGCCGCTGATGCGGCAAAATGGGCCATGACATTTACTTTACTTATGTCAGCTATGTATGGAACAGCAATGTTGCAAGATGCTATTAAGTATGGTGATGAGGATAGTCCAATAGATGATATGGAAGAATCAGAACTTCTTTGGTATTTATTAAAACGAAGTAATATTATGGGATGGGGAAATCTTATACCAGAAGCACTTAAATATCAAGACCCAGAGGTTCCATTTCCGTTCACTGCTGCTGGTCCAGTTCCCGTTAAACTTTTTAAGCTAGCAAGTGCTATTCTTGATTTACCATCGGGTAGTCCAACAAAAATAGCTAATTGGATTTCAAAAAATACTCCCATTGTTGGAATGTTTTCTTATAATGAGCCAATAAGAGAGGAGTGGAGAGAATACTGGGAGGATATGTTAGACTAATGCCAGCAGATACAACAATGATTTGGAATGCCATACTGAGCTTGGCTTGTGGTTCTTTTCTGTGGTGGATGCGAACCATGAGTATGCAAGTATCGGATCTTCGCAGAAGGATAGCAGATACCAGAGAGGAGATTGCCAAGACCTATGCCACCAAGACTGATGTGGAAAAGGATCTTAGAAAAATCATGGACAGGTTCGACAAGCTGGAAGAGAAACTTGATACACTACTGATGAGGAAATAAGTTAGATGTCTGATTGGAAGTACTTCACTGAGAATGAATTGCGTTGTCGTGGCACCGGAGACTGCCACATGGATAAGAGTTTCATGAAGAAGCTTAACAGGCTTCGGGAAGACTACGGTAAGCCTATGATAATCTCTTCTGGGTATAGAGATGTATCTTATAATACAGTTACAGGCGGATCTCCTGACTCTGCACATACCTACGGCAAGGCTGTGGATGTAGTAGTGGGAGGAGTAGAAGCTTATCTGTTACTACGTCTGGCCATGATACACGGCTTCAAGGGAATTGGTGTCTCTCAAAGAGGGAACTTCGACAGGCGTTTCTTGCATCTGGATATGATGGATGATAGTGATAAGCATCCCCGTCCTTGGATATGGAGTTATAAGTAATGGTTGATCGAGGTGGTCTAAGTACTTTAGTTACTAATCCAGAAGTACGGTCATGGGCTGGCTCGGCGGCTGAAAGAGAAGCAGCAGAAAGAGAAAGAGGTAGAGCACGGCGGGAACAAGGGATGCAAACATTGGAGGCTCTTCCCGCAGGTTCAGAAGAATGGGCAGAGATGACCGGCCAGATGTGGGAGGATATGCCTTGGTATGATAAATGGGCTATATCAACAGCACTTGTTCCTGGTGTTGGAGACGTTGTTGGATTTGGAGCGGATGCCATTGCGTTAGCTAAAGATCCTAGCTGGGCTAATTTAGGTTTTATGGGTTTAGGTATACTACCTTTTATTCCTGCTGGTAGTGTCATAAAGTCTGCACAAAAACTTGAGGCTCAACTTCCCAAGTATCCGGGCAAGTCCAAGGTGGAGAAGCGCCTGAAATCAAAAACACAAACTGGAGAAGAAGTTAAAAAGGATACCCCTATTCTTTCTGGTACTGCACAGAGAATTTTTACTAATTTAAGAAATGATATTCCCGGTTTTTATGAAGGAGGTATAGGTGGGGCAGGGAAGGGAGCACGTTTTGTAAGAACTTTACCAGAAGGATTGTCAAATGCATATTTAGCTAGGTATCATCCTGAGTGGAGAGCAATCCAAAGAGAGCATAATATTAGTGTAGCTGATCAAAGGGCTGCTCGAAACGCTCTCAGAGTTTCTGACAGAATGAATAATATAATAAAAGGTGAGACGATTCCCGTTTCTGAAAGGAAACTCGCATGGAAATCTATAGAAGCTCAGAAAAAAGCTTTTTTGAAAGCAGGAGGAAAACAACATACTTCAGACTATCAAATGATCGAGGACATGATACAAAAATTAAAGTTGGACGCTCGTCATGGAAGGGAATCTTTAGAAGCTCAGAAAAAAGCTTTGAAAGCAGAAGGAAAACAAAATACTCCAGAATATAAAATAATCGAGAACCTGCAAAAAAACTTAGAGGCAAACGCTCGTAACTCAGTAAAGAAAGCTATGGGTCAACTCAATCAGTCTCGATCTATGACTAAGCAATACCTTGGTCATGACAGTGGATTAGAGGGTCTTCTTGAACCTATAAATAAAGTTGATCATATTAAAAATTTTGAAACCTTTGATGTAGAGGATTACTTGAATACAGTAAGATATTTAATTCCTCAAGGAATAGGCGAAGAAGGTGTAGAACAAATATTTAAACAGATTAGAACTCTCCCTTCTATTGGGTTTAATCCAAATAAAAACTATCAGATGAATATCAGAAGAGTACATACACAGGGAGCTGGAACTCTGAATAAAGGTATGCAAGAAAGATTATATCCAGTTACAAGGCTTGACAATGTTCCTGCTGGTAGGAACCCTATAGGTAAATTTAAAGGAGCTAAACTTGAAGAAATAAAAAAGCAGAAAGAGCTGTGGCCGGAGCCAGTCCATTACAGCCAGTTGAATGATTACTGGCAACCAAAACCTTTAGTGCGACAGCGATATGCTAGCTTGGAGGATATCAAAAAAAATGTATTTATGAGGCCAGTGAAAGGCTACAAAAACAAAACTGAACTTAGAGGTTATAACTCTAGCAAAGAATTTTTAGATGCGTTAGATAAAACAGGTATTGAAATTTTGAATAGAAGGGCAATGATTGAAGGAATAAAAGAGGGCAAGGATATTCCTGCCGTTATTACAGGGTCTGCAAAAACAGATGCCTGGGAAATAGGTGGAGCTAACTACATGACTGCAATTAATAGGCGAGGACAGGTAACTACAATTGTTAATGATGAACATGATTTATTAGGAAAATATGGTAAGCTTCCTGGTGCTGATCGCTACATGAATGTTTCTGAACCTATTGTTGTTGATCTTATTAAAGGAAAAACTCCGACAGTTTGGCAGAAAGGCGCTAAGAAGGCGGCTGGTAGGCGAAAAGAGAAAGCTGTAAAACAGGCAATAGACAGGTATGAAGAAATTCCCGGTGTAAAAGTTAGGGAGCTTACTGATAAAGGAAAATATGAAGATCTTCTTCTTCCCGCTGGTTTTGACACTAAAGAACAGTGGGCCAGAGCGCAAGCAGTAGCGAAGGTAAAGCCTACTCAAAAAGACTGGTCGAGACTAGAACGGGAAATTATGTTTGGTCCTATGAGAGCTGCGAAGCCTATTCTGAAAGAAGAAGATAGAAAGGCGGGAGGTTCTGTGATACAACGTAATCCCTATGACTACCCACCCAAGGCTATCTAAATGAAAGGTGTAACATTAAACTACGCTTTAATATTTACTGTAATTCTACAGGCTATAGGATTAATATGGTACGTATCCAAACTTGACAGCAAGGTTGAAACGGTATATAAATTCTATCAGGAAGAATCTCAGAAATCTGTTGTGGAAACTCAGGTTAAAATGAAGTTTGATTTGGCTCTCTTAATGAAAGAACTGAAATCCATCAAGGAAGATATAAAGGAAGGCAAGGATAAATCAAAAGAGATTATGGCGCAGCATGGTCAGATCTTTAAACTTCTTCAGGGTAAGGTTGAAGTTCCTTCAGGATACAATTATCAGTAGGTACAAATGGCTGTGATTGATCCGCAAGCTCTGGCATATGTTTTATTCGGTATAATCTTAATAGGAATTGTTATTTGTTTTGGTAACTACCAGTGAAGATATAGATGGTGTTCTGACTGAACACATTGGACCCATGCTTGCAATGCATGGTGGGTCTATTGAGTTGTTGAACTATGATGCAGAGACAGGCAATGTGCATGTCAAGCTCAGTGGATCATGTGCAGGATGTTCAGCCAGCATCTTCACCCTCAAGATCGGGGTGGAGAATACACTAATGAACTTCTTTCCGGGGGATGTTACTAGTCTAAGCCATGAAGAAGGGGAAATAGTACACCCATATTACTAAATGCTCTGTATCGAACGGAAACGGGGGCTACAGAGCAATCGGGTCTTTTCTGGAGTTACCCTACCCGAAGGGTGAGAGAAGGCTACTCACGAGTGATCCTAGCCCTCTTTTTATTGTGCTAAAACGTAATATATTGTGATTCTCTTTTTCCATCAGCGAGTACCCACTCATTAGTCATTTTATTAAGAGTTAATACCTTTACTCCTAATTGTACCTGAAGATCTGTTAACTTTGGAATTAACAGACGTTTCTGGTCTGAGCATACACCAGTAGTTTTAACATCTATTTTTAATACTTCATTGGTTTCCACATCTAAAGCTATTATGTCAACAGGACCAGTACAGCAATCATTGCGAAAGACCTCGTAGTCCTGATCAATAAGCCAAGCTACTGCTTGGATTTCTAATAAATCCCCAACTCTAGCTGAATTAGACTTATCTGCCTTTGCTTTTCTCATTTGATATCTACCAGTACATCCCCCTCTTCACCTCCTCCAGCCGATTCTTCTGCATTCTCTTCACGAATCTCTTTAAATATTCCATCACTGAACTCACACTTTGATAAAAGCTGAACAACTTTCTCTTCTCCCAATACATTGAGACATCCCACAATGGCTGTCTCCAGTGTTTCTCCATCCATCCTGACATTACTATTTGCACTTGCCCCTCTCACTCTGGAGAGAAGCTCCAATGCTTTGATGGCGCTGTTGGTATGTCCGTTATTCTTGGCGAACTCATATTGCTTTTCTATTTCTTCAATAACATTGACATCCGTTTCCAGTTCCTGCTCAAGCTCAGTGACACGATCCTGCACTTCCTGAATCTGCAATAGGCGATAGCCTTGATTGTGTGCAGAGTTACGTGCATAACCAGCAGCTCTTGCCGCTTCTGTGGCATTGCGATGCAACACATATGCCTGTGAGAATCTCTCTTGCTTTTCATTTAACATATAATTTATTCCAGTATCTTGGACAGGATAGCCATACGCACATATAATCCATTTTTTATTTGCTTGAAATAGTAAGCTCTGGGATCTGTATCAAACCATGTAGGTATTTCTTTATTGCGAGGAAAGGGATGAAGAACAATCATATTTTCTTTGAAGTTAGCCACATCTCCCTCGGTCAGTTCATACTCACCGCTTGAGCCTCTCTCTTCCTGAACTCTGGTCATGTACAGGACATCTGTTTGTCCCGTCACAAACTTTGTGAGATATCCCGAAGCATATACATTTATCCCATGAGCATATTGAAAAGGAGCGGTAAGATTATCGGGACTTACCAGTTGGATCTTAACATTGAATAGTCTTAGAATATTAAGTAGACTGTGTATGGTTCGACCATTCTTCAGATCACCCATCATCGTTATAGTAAGATTATCCAAGCGGCCAAACTTCCTCCAAATTGTATATAGATCCGTCAGCGTCTGTGTGGGATGTTCTCCTGTACCATCCCCGGCATTAATAATTGGAACGGTGGATACCTGGGCAGCTCTCTGGGCCGATCCTACTTCGGGATGTCGCAGAGCTATGGCATCAACATAACATCCCAGAGTTCGCACTGTGTCTTCCAGGCTCTCACCCTTGGTAACACTGGAGTATTGTACTCTATTAATTGGCAGGACATCATAGCCTAATTTTTTCATGGCCGCAAAGAAGCTTGAACTTGTTCTGGTGGACGGCTCATAGAAAAGATTGGCCAGTATCTTGGTAGATTTGTCTCTATCAAAAAATAGAGATCGATTTTGACCACCGATCTGATAGTGCTGGGCAAGATTGAACAGGGACAGAAGACTATCCTTATCATACTCTTCTATGGATAGGAGATGTCTCATTGATTTTCTAACGCTTCATGTTGTTTCGGGCAACTCCCTTCCACTTCTCGGCGGTACGCATAGTACCCAGACCAAGCAGGGCAAGTACTAACCCAGTAAGCTCTCCAGTTTCCAGAACAGGCAGTACAACGGTGGGATACCACATCACAACAACCCAAGCTGCAATAGGAGCGCCAATGAACTGCCAAGCCAGAGCGAAGGCGCATATCCACATGATGCTCGGTCTAGCTCCGGCAACGAATATGGAGGGATGTTTGGCTTGCTCAAGGTTTGTCTGTGCCTGAGCTAAGTCCAGAGCAAGTAGTCCTGTTTTAAATTCAGCCTCAAGCTTGGTCTTCAGATCTTTGTCTGACACAAACTTATCAAGAACTTTCCCTGCTACTCCTATAACTGATTCAACGATTCCAAACATTATTTAGGTTCTCCTTGTAATTCTGTTACGTGTGGTTTACTTTCTATTTTGAAACCTCGAACGGTAAACTCCCCGTCTTCCTTATCTATGTTGTCCGCAAATAAATATATCTTCAGATCTTTGAATGGGATACTTGTCGTAGCTACAAATTGTATCCATTCTTCTGTGGAAAATATAGAGACGTGTGCATTAGACCCATCCTTCAGTTTCTTCAGGGCTGGGAAGCAAGCAACATTGAGAAACACCATCTTCTCTGCCTTTGAATACATCTCCCGAAGTACCCATCCCAGATCGGCTTCTGGTATGTGTTCCAGAACATCTGTGGAAATTACTGCATCAAACTTCCTGTCCGGTAAGGTTGAGTGTTCCTCATAAGCAGGATCATACATCACACATAAATCAAGATCCCAGTACTCAGGGAGTGGTTTGTTTATTTCCTTTGTGATGGTGTGAAAGTCTTCGGTATATAAGGCTCCCTTCCCAGAGCCGTAATCCAAGACAGACTGACATTCATTCTTCTCCAGATAAGCCTTGATAATATCTACAAATTTTAACAGGCTTCTACCATTGAACATTCTATCTGAATGGCCATGCATAACTTTGTATTCTTCCAGAAGGGATATATATTTCTTGGAGGGATTGTCCCTATTGAAGTGTTCTCCCGGAGAAATGTCTCTAGTTGTCATAGTACGCTCTAAAACTTGGTCGGGATTCTTGCTCTTCTTTAATGTTCCAAAGATCTGCTACCATTGTATCCTTCCCGTGGAATGAAAGTATACCATCCAAAGATGAGTCGGCAAATATTTTCTCACAGTCCTGTGCCATAGCCAGAAGCTCTCCAGTTGTCCAGTAAGTCTTATCCTTGACATTTACCTGAATATATTTTGGCTTGGGTGTTTCCCCACCTTCAATATCTCCCACTGTCTCTGTCATCTCTTCCTTGGTTGGCTCTTCCCTGCAACAGTCAAAACCAAATAGGTGAATGTCTCTGAAACCCATTGTGTGAAGAATTCCAATGGATCGCATTGCTGCACATGTCCCACCTGTAATAAGAGTAGCTCCCTTGGGTATTCCCAACTCCTCATTAAGTCTAACCTGTTGGTTCTCGATATGTGATCCTTGATCTTGTTCTTCTCTTAAAGAATCTGTGAAAGCGTGCCAACCCCAGATACAAGCACCCCTATCCAGAAGAAAATTAGTTACAGAGGGGTCTGTCATTGAGGCAATAAAGAAGTTTGTATTGGGATCAATTGTCTCAAATAAGTCTTTCCGAATAATATTATGGGTACTCTTACCAGTTATTGATCTAGGATCAAGAACAACACATCCCCAAGGCTTTATATCATTTTTTAATAGACCTGGATAACCATGTTTAACTGTCAAGACCTTGGCACCACGATTCTTTTTTATGAAACTTTTTAATTTTTTGTAGTTCAGATAAGGACCAGCCGATACAATAATACCAACTTCTCTGTGTGGGGGATGTTTATTTATCCATTTTTTGGGGTCAAGTAGATCCATATTAGTTTTAATATTATTCTTAATGTAATCCTTCGGGACACAATCTCTGGGATGGACAACAATAGGAACACGCTTTAGATCTTCAGGAAGCCCTTCTAGGGTGGCATCGTGAAGAAAGACTACCAAATGGGTGTGTCCTCCTCCTGCTACTTTATCACTGGAAGGCAGAACATGCTTCCGAGTGGTTGCTTCCTCATCAAAGTTTGTCCAACCATCTTCTGTTGTTTCCTGAGCATCTACTTTCTTGGTTTGTACCGCATCAAATACTTTTTTAATTCCTTGGTATTTTTCGGAAGGTATTTTATCATTATCGTCCTTTGTAAAATAATGATCGCCCACCACAACCGGAACATTCTTTAAGATATTATATTCATGTTGGACCGTCTGTTCACTGTTACCACTACCTATCAAGGCAAAGTCTGCCTCATCAGTGTACATTTCATTCAGAGTATCTCTGACATTCCCCTTGTAAAGTTCATACGAAAATTCTTTTTGTCTTTCCTTTTTCATATGCTCTTTAAATTCATCCAGACGTTTCACCACTGCCAGCTTGGTATTGTGGGGCTTGGCGTTGAATTCTTCCTTGTCTGTCTGGGTAGTAGCATCCTCAAACAAATCGTAGCCTATATAGTGGACCTCATCATTGGTGTCAAAGGATGCTAGAGCCATTTCAATAGCTCTCCCACCATTCCATGTTCCGGTTTCAAGGATAGTCTTAGGCTTATAAAACCTTATCATATCGGCAAGCTGTTTGTATCTACTGGGAAGTATATCCGGGGATGTTTCGGTATCAGACAATTGAACTATTCTATCACCGGAACTATCTCTGGCACCTTGCATATCTTTATTTTTTAAATTAATAAGAATATCTTCCAAGTCTTCCAGCTCGTGAATAAACATGCCGTGAGAATTATAGATTGTAATAAGTCTACTAAGAACAAAGGAGCTTCCCCATTCTCGATAGTTCATATACTCCCCGGACATATAGGCTCCTCGCCAATCTCCAAGCAAATCAACACTGGTTTGTCTGGAAATATTAAAGGCCAGAATATGATCGTTCTCAGGAATGGATGCAAAATCTACATTACTATCTTTCTTTGGGAAGTAGCGATCCAGAGTGGTGGTACGAATATCTTTCAGATTCATGGAGAGAGGATCTATCCAGAGAAGCCAACACTCTTTATTGTTGAAAGCACACTCACTTATTGAAAATACTTTAGTTGATGTCCCCAGCCCATCGAGAAGATGGGTATAACTAACAGCACCACCTTCGGTGCCATTGTGATCTTTGTTCTCTTCAACAAATGTAGCATACTCTTCCACATCCGATAGATTGTGATACTTAATATTTTTAGCTTTAGGCAACGAGTAATTAGCTATATCCATATTATAATAATAGCAGTGAAACTCGATGCTGGGTTGCCAGTTATTCTTGAATTGCTCAAGAAGTCTGGAGCCATTATGCTTTAATATGTTTTCATCAAAACAAGTTACTACTTTATATTTCATAAGGTTTAATCTTTCCGTGTCCTGCTAAGTAGGTATAATCACCATTCCATTCTGCGGCATACTGCCCATCTATCTCTCGACCACATTTCCAATCTCGGAACCAAGGTCCGCCAGTTGTGAAGTGTACGTTCTTGGCCTCAATATCTGGGTGAGAGTGGTTGTCCAGCCAGTTCCATTCCTCATGAATAGAACCAATGTCTGCTTCTTTATCCGGCAACCATCCAAAGCCGTGCAGCCATCTTCCCGTTCTCTTATTAACATCAGCAACCGTAAGCTTTTGATTTAGTGGATGACCACAGTTCCATAATATGAGACTCGACCAGTTCTTTCTGCGATAGTTCTCCTGTATACGACCATCCATTTTCAAACCTTCTCCCGGCGCATACTTATGTTTAACACAGTAAACGGGATAGTAGTCCATATTATATTCTTCAAACAAAGAGTTGATGTCTGTTCTGAGATACATATCACAGTCCATATACAAGGCCCAGCCTTGGTACATATTCAAGGCCGGAACAAGAAATCTAGTAAAGCTGAAATCACTGGAGAACGGATGGCCGTCAATCTTATCTACATGTTGGCCATCGATTATATCATATTTACGGTTATATATACCCATGCGCTCAACAACATCACGCTTAATAGGAACAATTCGTACATTGTCAACAGCAATCCTCTCGATGGTAAACTTTAAAACTTCATAGGCTACGTCTTCCTTGGGATCATAACCAATGTAAACTGTGTTAGGTTGCTTTTTCATCTCTCTTGTGTTTCTCCATTTTTGCTGCTCTGGAATTAATTACATCCAGACAGGGTTTACATAAATATATTCCCTCTCGATTGAAGAGGGGAGGGGTAGGTTCAGTTGGTAACCACCCCAACTTACAAATGTAACAACATGTCTGCTTCATCACAAACTATCCTTGATATTAAATCACTTATATATTATACTACAGAAAGTTCCTTTCGTCAAGGACTTTTTAAAAATTAAACTCCACAAATACCACTACTACCACTAATGTCACAAATATCATGTGTTTGTATATTGTCCTCAAATTCTTCTCCTAATTTTTCAATAGCCTCTTCATAAGATATGGGAGTTAGGGGCTGTCCACCTCGACAACCATCTGGGAAACAGGTAAACCCTCGTAGTCGATGGGCATACTTGGCCAATGTCTGGGTAAACTTTTCTACACCATCCTCGTTATTCTTTTCTGTATCCCACCCTGGAAGATTGATGGTGGAGGATATGGCCATGTCCACATACTCTTGGACGTTGGCTTGGAAGTTAAGTCGGCGTTCATAGTCTTCTGCCAGATCCAGAGCCGACTCAATCTTATCTGGTTTGATGTCATATAGTTCTATCATTTCCTGGGCAGCACTATCCACCACATGCTGGAAATGCCAACGCCTGTTCTTGAGATACCTTCTCTTGTAGGCCACGGCAAAGATAGGTTCTATACCAGTGGAGGTACCTCCCAGAATTCCTATAGTTCCTGTGGGAGCCACGGCTCTGACTGCCACAGGTCTGGAGATTGAGAGTTTATCAGAAAAGTCTCTGGCTATCTTATCCGATTCAGCTTCGTATACCTTCAACCATCTGTGTAGTTCAGGAGTTGTCTCATACCTACCCCCACGCTGGATAAGCCACTCATGAAGACCCATCAGACCTAACCCTAGTCGTCTATTCTTATCTCGTACTTCATATACTTTGTCGTAGGGTAGCTGTGCTCGAAGCGTACCACACAGTAAGAACTTGGTAGCTAGCGAAACAACTTCTCGCAACTGGTTAAGATCATCGATTCTAGCAAAATTGAGAGAACCAAGATTACAAACATCAGAATCATCTTCAGAAGTAACTTCGGTACACGCATTTCGTAGCGTTTCATTTTCCTTCTCAAAGAAATTAAACGAGAATCCTGGTTCAGCCGTTCGTAAAGCCTGATATACATTAGTTTTAAATACATCCCCTACCTCCCCTGTCTCCCAGTAATTAAGTAGCCATTCAGTATCGTAATTAACTGAGACATTAGTCATGTCCAAGGGTGCGGGAAAGTTGAAGTCATCCTGCTTTATGTCAAAGATTGTCTGTCCTGTATTTCCCACCGGCATATCATGCCAATTCTTCGACACCAAAAATTGGTCTATATCTGCGTGTTTCCAATTCAGGCTGGCATAGATCGCCGATCTACGGGAACCGCCCTGCATTACATGTCTTCCTATCTCATTTATCATTTGCATCTTGGGGATGGGACCACTGCTGATGCCACCTGTCCCCTTCAAGATCTGTCCCTCCTGTCGATAGACAGAATAGTCAACTCCAATACCACCCCCTGTCATCAGGCAAGACTCAGCTTCCCAACTGAGCTTCGCCCAATCTTCTCGATTATCTTCCTCTGCTTTGAGTAGGTAACAGTTATTAAAGAATTTTTTATCACGCCCAGCATAATAAAGATAACGACCTCCGGGGATAAAGCGAAGGTTGGAGATATGATCTATAAGTTCTTCCTTCTCATCTGCTGTTAGCTTACTTTGGCAGACATCGTTGACCAACGTACAGGATAGCTCATGGAGAGTTTCAGCTCCCTCATGAGAATACTTTGTATTGAAGATGTCTTCACTAAACTTGGATCGGAACTGGGGATTTCTATTTGATTTAAACATTGTTGGCCTGTTCATTATAAAAGAGTTCGAGAATTAGTTGGGCATAGTGAATAGCTTTTTCTACATCTTTTTTACCCTCTCCCTTTTTCCTGTGTCTAGTTATATATTTTACCACGTTCCCCTCAAAGTAGTCAAGATCATTTTGAAAAATATATTCAACAGGTTGGATGTTGCAGTCTTTATAATGCTCACCACCCACCTGTTTTTTCAAGGCATTCTCCTCTTTCATTCTTCGTAGGTAGTAGTCGTAGGTTCCTTCTCTATCGCCCAGTTTTTCCATACGACTAGAGTAAGAGAAGTCTCCCTTCATCTGCCATTTATCATTCGCTACTACAGCCCCACAGTGTTGACACTTGAGTGAAGTCCACTCAAAGTGGTGTACATGTACATCTTTATTACACTCTGGACAGGTGATTGAGTGAGTTCCTTTTGGTTTATCAGGATTATTCATTCGGGTTTCAAGGTGATAGGAATCTTTTGGAAAATAAGAAAAGTCTCCTTCATAGTGAGAACCAGTTTCACAAGAGGAAGCTGAGGTTTCGTCTGACATTTTCAACATCTCCTATATCAATAGTTTTTTGCGTAAACTCTCTCACCAGGGTAGGCTCTATCCCAGCAAAGGCACAAGTGTCTTCAAAATTTTCACAGGTAACACCCACCGATGCAAATATCCATGAGTGTGCCTGATCTCTATGAATAGTAATCAAGCTATCTTCTTCAAGAATTTCCGGTTTGATTGTATCAAGAATAGCTTGGAGAATAACAGCGAAGTAAAGACTCTTATAAGGATTCTTGTGTACTGCATCAAAGATAGAGGTCAGATCAGGATCATCACTCAACATACTTCTGAACAGGTCTATAGAATTTACCTCCCACATAATTATTGTAGTAGGCTGGTTCATCTGTTCCTTCTATTGTTGTTGTAAGGACATGTCTAATCATCTGATGATAACACTCATAATAGTTTAAACTTCTTTTATTTTTATACTCATCTATAATTTCAAATGTAAAGTTATCCTTGCCTAGTTTTTCTATATCTTCCAGAAGGTTCTTGGAAGAACCCATATAAGTTTCCCAACCAGACTCTTTCTTTCTCAGTCCACGTTTTATATAGTATTGCTTACAACCAATGTAAGCCTTGGTGGTTTTTTTATTAGTTATAACATAGACAAACCCAAAGTTCTTTTTGGTATCTAATTCCTTGTGATATTTCCAGTGCATTACCAATTGAGTACTTCTTCTACGTCAGGTTCTTTGCCAACCTGTGTAAGATACCTCTTCCCTTTTGCATAACTGAACACACGAATTCCTTGGCCATAGTTGGCATCCTTCCAGCATTCTCTTTTATGCCCACAATAAATACAACCAACAGAAAGCTTATAATTACCAGACTTCCCATCAGGCACAGCATCATAACACCTGTCAGGTATACGGCTGTCTGTAACCATTCCTTTAAGGTATTCCACACGGGTTTTTGCATTAATCATATCCATCTGCTGTACAGGAGTCAAACATATTTCTCCTGTTGATTTATTTATCACAAGAAATGCAGCTCGTTCAACACCATTGGCATGGGCATAGGCTGATATCTGAGCGAGGTAACCGAACGGATCATCCTCCACCAGTTTATTATATCTGAACTTATCAAAGCCTGGACCACTGGCAGACTTACAATCAACTAGAACTCCATCAATCATGGAGTCTTGGTGACCCTTCACACCAGCTACCTCAACTTCCTTTTGCTGATCGGTTACTTCATGACCTGCAATGGCGGTACAAAGAAGAAGTAATTCTTCAAGAATATATCCATACAAAAACTTTATTCGGGTGGAGGGTTGTAGTTGACCATCCTCCAGTGGTTTATTCAGATCGTACCAAAGCTGTCTATCAGGCTTTCCAATGGTAGACAATCGAAGGGTAGCTCTATCCCTTGGCTTATCATACAGAAAATCTTTGATGTGTATTTTAAGCATCTCACCAAAGGTATCTATATGTTTGTCCACCTCATCCTCATCCATATCAATGGGGTCTAAGGTAAACAAATTATATATGTCTTCGACCAGCGTTTCTATTTTTTTCATGGGTTAAAACGAGAGAGAGTGTCACCACCGGCAACACTCTCCCCCACCTTTCTAGCTATTAAAAGGGTACGCTCTCGGCATTTTCATTAACATAACCTCCTTCCACTACGGGAAAGTCTGCTGCTTGAGGTGTATATGATACTAGATCAATAACCTGCACAGCACTCAAATCTGCTGACACACCAGTCTTGCCAGCAAACTTCCACTGATAGGGAATTGCTCGTACTCTCACAACGCTACCATTCCCAATGAGGGTATCATCCCAAGAATTATTCTGGGAATCTTTAACAAAGGGCGCACGATTGGAAGTGCCATCCCTCTTCAGTACCTTACGTTTGACAGTAACAAAATCACCACGTTCGTCATCCTTGTTATTGATTTTGATACCAGCCTTTTCGATGAGAGGTCGGTTGTCGTCATCAACAACTACCTGGATTGACCAAGAGTGCTCCTCAAACTTTGTGTTTGGCTCCACAACACAGGCCCAGTAGCATTTTCCAGTAATATAAATAGGCTCATTCATGTTTCGTTCTCCTTTATGCTGCCCATCGCAGCTATGAAGCGGATCATTCCGCAAATGTTTACTACCACTAACAATACGCATATTATAGCACACTGAAATAGGCATGTCAACAACTAATGTGTCTCTGCCCAATTATTTCCAATCTTGTAATCACAATCAAGATCACATCTGAAATTCATTACTTCCTGTGTCTCTTTCATGGCCTCCTTTGTTACCTGAGTGAACCTTCCTATGTCAGGCTTGGCTACCTCAAACTGGTATTCATCGTGTACTGACACCACCAGTCGAGCATCCAGCCCAGACCTTCGTATTCTCTTGTCCATCTCCACCAACCATTGCTTGCAGACAATGGCACCAGCTCCCTGCAAAAGCGTATTGAGTGCCGCATGTTCCGATCTGATGTGTAGTCTACGGCCATCCAGACCTCTGATTGTACCGCTCTGGGCTGCTTCCTGTATATTGGAGCGTAGTCTCTTCAAGGCTGGCATGTTCCCTAGAAACTTACTTATAAGTTGCTGACCACTCTTTGCATTGCCGCCCACAATCTTTCCTATCTTGGCTGGGCCAGCTCCATATAGGAATGCATATATAAATGTTTTTGCTTGTGCTCTATTGCCCAGTCCCGCTGCCTTCTGATTGGCTGTGTGTACATCACCTGTGAGAACTTCATTTGTGAATGTTGTATCATCCATGTAGTGTGCCAGACAGCGTAGCTCCAGACCACTGGCATCAGTCCCCACAAGTTGATGTGTCTGTGGGTTGGTGACTGTCCAGAGTGATCTGCATTCCTCACCAAAGGGACTGTAGACAGCCGGTACTTGGGCCATGTTAGGCTTGTGGTGCGCCATACGTCCTGTGATAGTACGAAGAGTCATCACCCTGCCATGAACCCGCCCATCCTCTTGACACTCCTGTACCCATGCCTTGAGAAGACCAGTGCGTTTTTGCAGAAGGAAATATCTACTGAACATCTGGGCTTCCGGCATATCCTTGATGTTGGAAAGAACTTCCTCAGTAATAATAATATTATCTTTGTCGGTGTACTTGTCTGGTTTCCAGCCCCTCTCCATCAGGCGTTCAGCTATCTGTTTGCGACTGGCAATGTTGAAGGGTATATACTTTGTCTTGGTTTTAAGTTTCTTTTCCGTAGGCTTGAACATCTCATTGGCTTGTTCTTTAAGTTGGTGTTGTTCATCCTCCAGCTTGGCCAAGAGAAGCTGACCTTCCATGAGGTTAAAGGCAAAGCCATTACGCTCTTGCTTGTCTATGATAATCCTTACATCACGCTCCAACTCATAAGCTTTCGAGCCAAATCTCTTTCCCTCCTCCTCCAGAAGCATCGCCAATCTTTTGGTAAGTTCAGCATCTCTAATACAATAGGCAAGCATCTCCTCGCTATACTCATCGAACTCATTGAGATCTCCTTTGGAATAGTCCAGCCTATTTCCCCAAGCTTCCAGGGAGTGACCACCCAGTCGGACAGGATTATATAACTGAGATTCCACCAGTGTATCTCTGACTTGGGATGGTTTTATTTTAGCATTGGCAAGCCTGTTGAGGATGGGCGCATCGAAGCTGAGACCGTTATGCATAATAAACTGATCTATTCGACTGGCCCATCCTCCAAATTGTAGACACTCTTCTTCAATCCATTGGCGTTTTTCTCCTGTCTGATAATTCTGCGCTACTATGCAATGTATCTTGGTTGCATCCAGCCCGTCTGTTTCAATATCAACTACCGCTTTCATAGGTCATATCCATCATGTAAGCATCACTGACAGGGATGTGGAAGAACTTCTCTCCTTTCTGAATGTTTCGGTTCGAGGCTTCCTTGACCTCACAATTCAAAAGCGTATGGCCGTCTATGTGCCATGCCTTCTTGCAGTCATTCCTGAAGACAACAAAGGTTAGTACGTCATCAGGACATTCTTCCTGCCACTTGTTTAGCAGTCTCCTCTTCCTCTCAGGTATTCGTATTTCATCCCAAGAGTCGGGCCACTCTCCTCGCCAAGAATATTTTATCTCTACTTCATAGAGGATTCTGTCGGCAGCACTATCATTTACCCTACATATAATATCAAAGTAAGTTGTCTCGTTGGTGGAGATGTTGGTATGGTCATTCTCCTTCAACCAACCTACCATGCACTGCTTGGCTTTCGTGTCGGCTCTGTCGTAAAGTGCTTTATCAAATGGTTTTTTAACTCTCATCTGTCTTTTCCTCTCCTTGGCTTACATAGTTTCCTTCTATATTAAATTTGCGTAAAATTTTTCTGTTAATAGAAACTCTTTTATTGTATTGTTTATTAGTTAATTTTCTTTTTCGTTTTGTATTAATTAAAAATCCACATTCCCATTCATTAATCCAACCCCTTTCATAGATGTATTCGATTGTCGCCTCATTGAAAGATTTATCTATATCTTCCAATACTTTTTTTATGTTTGTAAAGATTAGATTAGATGGTAAGTCTGTAAATTTATCTATACAAACATTACCTACCTGAGTTGAATTACCATTAAGAGAATTCGTAATTTGACACAACTCACATATGGGAGTCTTACCACACAAACAACTTTCCCCTTTCTCTTTTGTTGTAAAATCAATCCTATCTAATTTCCATTCTAGTTTTGCCTCTTCCCATGTGTCGGCTTCAGATAATTCAAGAATCCTTTCAATAAAATATTCGAGATGTTTAGTTTTACGAACTCTATTAAAAGTTTCTCTGTTCTCCTGAATTGGATTATCTCTTACCCAGTTCCAATCAATAGCATTATTTATTTCATCTTCAGTAAAGTTTTCCTTTATTGCGTTGACCCAGTTTGATTTATTCCGAGGATTTAAAACATATTCAGCATGACAACACAAATAAAAGTTATCTCCTAATTTTTCATGTTTTTCTTCCACCTCCTCAGTAGTTTTACATTGTGTTTCCAAAACAATATACCAACCACACCCCTTACAAGTGGGACAATTTGAATTAGTTCCATCGCAACTTTCACAAAAAAGTGCCGCAAAAAAGTTTGTCTTTGAAGAGCTATTCATTATCATCCCCCAAGAAGGGATTATCTATCTGTGTCATTCTACCAGTTTCTTTGTCATAATGCAAGTAGCAAGCTACACCAGTGTCTCCTGTGTAACGATTCTTCAGAATACGAATGGTGGTGGTGTTGGCCTCGATCTCATCGTCTGCCTGTTGGTTACGCTCCAAGGCTATGACACTATCAGAGAGGTGAGCGATGCTGGCAGATCCACGCAGGTGGGACAGAGACACCTCCTTGCCCTCCTCATGTCCACGGTCGCCACTGGGGCGGCGTAGGTGACTGACAAGTAACAGCCCCACTCCAGTTTCTTCTACGAGGGATCTCAGCTTGGTCATGAGAACATCAATAGTTTTTCTCTCATCACCATAATCTTCTTGACCGGACACCAAGATAGACAAATGATCTAGGAATATCCACTTACAATCCAGAGCCTTGGCCATGAATCTGACCCGATCAAGTATTTCATGATTCTCAATAGAACCAAAATGATCGAAGGCAAAGAACTTCTTGCCGCCAACAGTTTTCTTTCTCCATTCCTCCAGTTGCTCCATTGAGAATTGTTCTCGTACTTCCCTGATATATAATCTGGCGTTGGCTTCCACGCTCATGATATTGAAGATGGTATTGTGCGTACTCTCTTCCAGGGCCAGCACACCAATGTTATCTTCAGTGTTGCCCATGATGTGATGCATCAACTCTCTGGTGATGCTGCTCTTGCCCATCCCAGCACCGCTACAGAACGTGACAAGCTCTCCCGTCCTCATACCATATGTTTTCTCATTCATCTTGCTCCAAGGATAGGAGCAGGTCTCACAATAATTTTCTTCGTATAGTTCCGGGCCAATGTCATCAAGGTTTATGATACCGGCAGGAGTATAGGTTCTGGAGTTCCACCATGCTTCAACAAACTTTTGTCTTTGACCCGTCTTCAGATACTCGTTGGCATCTTTCATGTTCAGAGACATAATCTTACACTTGTTCGGCTCAAATAACTGGGCTACCTTTTTCTCTGCTTCCTTTCCTTGCTTGTCATTATCAAAGCATAATACTATATTATCAAACTTGTTCAGGTAATCCAGAGATTTCTTACAGTTCTCTGAGGCTGCTGCTGCCCCATTCCTGATGGAGATCACCGGCCACTTGGAGCCTAGCATTTCATATGCAGACATGGCATCCAGCTCGCCTTCACAAACGGTGACAAACTTCCCGCCCTGGTTAAATATATTCTGACCAAACAGTACAGCATTGCCTATTGGTCCTTCAGTCCAGAAGTTTTTATCTTCTGTTCGTCTGACCTTGTTGGCTATGTGATGACCATCCCGATCAAAATACTGATAGATGTGGTGGGTAATGGTTGCTCCAGATTTTTGGAGGTAGGTATTATATTTCTTACATGTCTCCTTACTAATCTTTCTATCTGATATATCTCCTAGAGATCCAGTTGAGGTTGGTTGAGATTTCTTTGTCTGTGCATCTAGCTGAATAGTATTTAGCTGCATATCCTCTCCATTCTGATTACCCCTGATGTAGGTTTCACAACTGTAACAATACAAGTGGCCGTCTGAATATCTTGCATTGGCATCACTGGACCCGCAAGAGGGACAAGCCTCATGACCTTCATAGACACTTTCACTGGACATATCAACTCTCCATTTCAGGAGTCATCTTTTTAAAAAAAGATTCAGTAAGTTCTCTTTTATAACCAGCTAATTCTTTTTCTACGCTTGATAATAAACTAAGTTTACCTAGTGTGTCAAGCTCTTTATAACTATCTTTAAAGATTATTTTTGGTGCGTTTCTATATTTCTCTTTGTATATTTCAATTAGGATTTCCACCTTTATCTCCTTCAGTCAACTAGAGTTCTTACGTTCCTTACTGTACTCTTTTTTAATTTTATATATTTTCTTAGGATTATATCTCAGATGTTGGGTAAGACATACCCGATTATCTATTTCATTTTGGGCGTCCCTCCTTGTTGGGAACGTACTTACCAAGGCGGAACGCCCATCATAATTTACAATTAAATTCCACATACAGTAATCCTAATCATTATCATACGATTGATTCCATAATCTATTAACAAAGTCTTCCCTATCCTCCATGATTTCATCAAGCTCTCTCTTGGAGAGTCTCTTGGCTTCCTTGGCATCATACCCTTCATCAACGTATTGTTTAACAAGATCCCTAAAGATATTGTTACGTTCTTTTTGCCATAAGTTTTTAGCCATCAGTCTTCCTCTAGCTCATGTAAAAATTTATCAAACTCTTCAATCTTGGAAGGATCATAACCACTATCTTCCATGAAGTCCCAAAGACTTTTGGGTATAGTTATTTCACAATCCTCACTCACAACAGTTACATATACTCTGTCGGTTTCTTCGTCTTCAACTTCCTTATCCTCCTTCAGGTTTCGATAATCATCTAGATAATAAAGATCAAACGAATGATCGCTATTCTTTGTCATCTATTTCTGCCCATGTTAAAAGAGTGTTACTTCTATCTTGCTTCACCTCACTCAATTCTTTTCTAAGTTTTTTAATTTCAATATCTTTATTTTCCGCAATCTTTTTAAGTTGGCTAACTTGATTTTGAAGGACTTTTAACTCTGTGATTTCTCTTTTATCAATCATCTTTTAAATCTTTCCTTCCTTGTCATCAAGTAATTTAATTAATTGGTTTACACGATCTCTTAATACTTCTAACTCTTGCTCAACTCTATAGATCTGCTTCAATACATGAGATGGAAACTCCTTTCTGAGTTCCCTTCTTATCCTATGTATCTCTTCTATCTCTTCAGGGGTGGTCATCATACACTCCTTTCAAGTGAATGTCAAGAAGAAAATTAATGTAGACGGCACACCCTTATCTGATGGGGATAGCCGTCTTCAAAATCCTCCAGGCCGTGTCGGTACAAAAATTTTCTGGCATCCTCCTCTGTTTTGAAGGTTTGCAAGGCACTACCATCCTCATTTATCATTGCATCCACCAGATCAAACCTTCCTAGATAATCATGTTGAACAATAATATACATTTACAATATCAGTTTAGTTTTATCTTTGTTATCAAAAGGGATGACTTCATTATCCAATTCGTGAAAGACCTGCTCTACATAGGCTTCATCAACCGTGTCCATATGATCCTTAACATAGGACTGCACCTCCTCCAGGGTGGTCCATCCCCCCTTCATGGCATCCCAAACATGCTCTTCCATGTCCATCATCCGGTTCTTTGTCTTGCTCATGCCGCTTCCTCCAATGCTTTCCACTTCGGTGACGTTAACATCTTGCGTACCTTGTCTTCTCTCAAGACCTTGGTGCTGGGTTTGTCGGTGTGTGTTGACCAGAAGGTAGCCGCCTGATAGGCAGTCCAGAGTGTACCTTCATTCCGCTTGCCATAGCCCTCATAGCGACCCCTTCCAATGAGGTGTCTGTTCTCCTCATCGAAGGTCTTCATGAGGTTGGAGAGCATCACCTTGTTGGCCACCTTCTCCCTCTTCACGTTGTCCATGCGAGCAGCCAGTGTATTAGTGAAAAGATTAACAACCTGATCTCTCCCCACCTTGGTATTATACCATACTCTCATGGTGTTAATACCATCATTGGCAATGTACTTAGCCGCTCCCCTAACCTTGGCAGCAAACGATGGAACATGGAAGTTCTTGGTGTGTCGCCCATACATGTAGGCAAGCTTGTTACCATTGACAAGCGTATTATAGCACATGGAACGCCACAGCCCCATCATGCCGTTGTTAGCCCATGTTCGATTGTGGGAAGTCCTGAAACAGAACTCAGGAACGACAGTATCAGTATTGTTATCAATACTTTGCTCATGGGCAGGGAATCTTGCTCTCAGTTCAAGCTGAGATCCATCACCATAGACGTTGGTGTCAAAGACAGCATCACCCATGTCAATACCGGACATGACCAAGGCTTCCTCGACTTGAGATACGATGTCGTCGTACTGAACGACCTCATAATTTTCAGAGACTATGCCCAGCATAGTACCATCGTCCCTCTCTATGCCCATACCTATACTAGTGGGAACCTCACCATATTCCCGACAGTCGGCTCGATCTAACGTGCCGTTCTCGCCAACAAACATGTTATTGATGTAGAGTGGAACCTTCTGAACTTGAAAGTCTATAACATCATGATTAAACATCTTCATTCTCCTGCTTGATTAATTTAACGTCACTCAACGGTACCTTTAAGGTAATACCTGTCTCCTTATCTGTTACCCAAAAAGACTTATGATTACTATTGTAACCATCTATGGTACCTTTTCTGGTTAACACCTTGAAGGCAGCTATAGGTAGATCACTCAGACTGAGCATACCTCCCGGCCTGTCAAACTCATCAACAGGCATTTCCTTACTATACATAACATCAATCACGCTTCACCTCCTTGCTGATCCAATCTTCATAGCCATCCTCCAGGGATTCGATCTCGTAACCTAAGTCACCATCAAACTCTTCCCAGTGAGGGAGTAGCCATGTATCATGGCCGTACTTGATGTACCTAACTATCTCCTTGACCTTATTCTGCTGCATTCACCTCCTCCTTTATTTCTATGGCATCATCGCCCTTAAATATTTGTACTACATCTGTCTCTACTGAGAGACCCGGCTCACCAAAGAGGTTTACTGAGAAGTGAGTGGGACCATCTATAGAATCCCCCTCTATCACCACCTTGATAAGAGAATACCAATCATCTTTGACAGTTTTCTTTATCTTGATGGACGTTACACTATGAAAAGTTAGATCACCCATGTCTTTCTCCTGAGTTAAAGTAAACATAATATTATACTACTATACTCCACTTGTCAAGTTTTATTTTACTCAGACAAATCATAGTCAGTTTTATTTTGGTTGGACTTCTCCTTTCGTTTGTTGGGAACAACACGCTTCCTGAACTTGGGAGAATGTAGTGATGCTGCCACTACATTTCTTTTCCGGGGTTTCTTTTTCACCATTGAAGTACCCTCACTCCTGCCTCAGTTTCTATCCACACCCTGGCCCCGCAAGAGAGCGGCTTGTCAGGGGTGTAAATTACTTTGCAAGGCCCATCTATCTGGACCTCATGTCCGTATTCGTTTGACTTCCAAGTCTTGGCTGTGATGGGCGGCTCTCGCTCCCCTGTCTTGTTGTTCTTCTTGATCACATGCTGGTTAATATGAACGTAGGTCTTCATCTTTCACATCCTTCCTTCCACTCTGCTCTGGCTCGATCCCTGGCTTCAGTCCATGTTTCCCAATCATTCTTGGGCCAGCCTTCATGGACTAGGTGTTCGTACCAATCTTCAGCTAATTGCATTAGTCTGTCTTCCTGATATGGAACACTCATTAGTTTTTCTCCTTACGATTTAAGATGAGATACATATAACAGAAGATACTCTGATTGTCAATGATCCAGAAATATTATAGGTCTCTTGGTTGACCAACATAAGGCACAGTCACCACAACTATCGGCCTTTCCGGTTTGTTCTGGACATATAATACCATCATCCGACACATGCTCAGAGTTGGCAGACATATTATCGGATGGAAGGTTACTAAATCGAACCGCAAACCTATCAGGATATTTCTCTCGAAGAGCTAGGATAGCTCTGCCTATAGGTTTGAAGGGATGGTGCCGACTGTAACCGTATATATGCAAAGCCGGTCGCTTGGCTAGCTGTTTGCCCCACCACTTGACATAGGAAACACTGAAGAAATCCCCCAGAATATGTAATCTAATTACGTATCCGGTGGGATGTTTCTTATCAAGCTCATCAAGGTTGGGTTCCATCTTGCTTGTAAGGTTGGTGGTTGCCTTGAATCTATGAGCAAAGGGCATGTTGTTACCATAACAATTAAGCCAATGTTCACAGTCAGAATCACAGGTTGCTCGCTCTTCCAACGTTAGGGTATAGAATTTCATACCCCGCCACCTACCTTTGCGAACTTGCTTGCCAAGTTTAGCCCCGGTGTCAGGCTTGATAAACTTATAGGGATAATCAGCCGGATCAAAGACACTCTTCAAATAGAGTGTGGTGTTGTCCGTTATTGCTGAGTGATCGGTTCTAAGCTTCATTACTTTTCTTTCCTTTGGTTATTCTGGCAGACGATTCCGCCAGAAGTCAGTGATCATATCTTGATACTCAAATCTGTCAAGTGCTTCTGTCACAATTTGTGGGCGAAACTTATTCTTACGGAATTGCGCCGCCAGAAGGATTTGTCGCTTGTCATTCTTACTACACCACTCTCTTACTGCCCTACGCTCTACATCTTCAATCATGGATAGGTCAGCTTCACGCATAATTTTTCCTCCGCTCTCCTTGGGATGTGTCATCAGATATTACATAGGTATAATAATATCCAGCTACTTCCAGCCCATCCAGTTTGAACTGGTTTTCCATGACCTCCTTTCCATCATAATATGCCACCTTCTGGATGGCATCCTCAAATGCAGTCACAGGCACACCTTTTCGGGACGCACCATGCAGAGTAACATACAGATGATCAAGGCCAAGGCCATGCTCCTCCATATATTCTTCCACCTCTTTCAGTCGGACATTCCAAGTATCGAAATAGGTGTAGGTGCCGTCATGTTCTACAACCCACATGAGTTACATTTCCCCCTGACCTGCACTACGCAGCCATGCGTTGTCTTCCTTGATCAACCTTTCGTGTCGCTCTATTCCAGCGACAATCTCTGGATTGGCAGCACACACATCACACACAGCTCGATCTCCATATGGATCTGTGTTGCCACATCTCACAAGTGTCTCTCGATAGTCATAGCCACTTGCCACATAAAAGCTCACACGATTGTCACACATTGTAGTCTTTCTCCAAGTTGCGGATCATGTGTATGAAATCGGATACCTCATCCGCATCTAGGTACCCTTTCACTGTGTTAGTGCCGAAATCGTACCACTCTTCCTCACTATCCCCAGTTTTAGGATCAACAACATCATGCCATGCAGCTACTTCGGCATTCTTACACCTAACAGCTTCTGGACCAACCTCCCGTGCTGTATATTCAAAGAGAGATTGTATATTTTCATGGTTGTCACAATAGTTGTGCTCCCCAAACTGAACACTGACAGTCCATCCGTTGGAGAATTTCAAGGTGAATCCCACTGATTGGGATTCATGGATAGGACTCTTACTTATTCTGAGCATGTCACCACTCTTCCTTTCCTGAGATATGTTCCGACAGGAAGTTTGCTGTTTGGAGCAGTTTCATCCACCTGTCTGTCTTTCCGTATTGTTTCCATAACGGGAGAGCGTCATCGACTGCCTCTGTTAGCAGTTCAACCTGTTCCCTCGTTAATGGAAGAAGGTATAGTTCCACAGGATCGGGAGGATTATTGTGTTCCACTGTAGGGTTTGACCGGACATACAGACTGGTCAATCCCTGGGCCATTTTATTTTTGGCCTCATCCAGGGGAAGGTTGAAGTGTTCAACCAGATGCTTCAACAAGTCATACCCAGTTATTTCTTTGGTGAACGAACTACCGTCCACATCCAAGATTGCCACTATGCTTCTCCTTGGGTACCCCTAGGGATACCGCTCATTGCAAGCTGTCTGGCTCATCAGGCATGGGTGACGCCCATACGACCCGTCAGTGGACGGGTTTCGCCTTACTTGACTACAGAAATAAGGTCGTTTTTCATGGTAACTTCAGCGAAGAATTCACGCCCACCACCTTGCAAGTGCGGTCGTCGTGCGCCTACAAATGTACCATTGGATTGGTACTCAGGTCCAAATAGTGAGGTCTCGGTGTATTGCAGTGGCTCACCTATGGAAGATTTAAGTTCCTTTTTGGTAGCATAATTAAGTAGCATCATGGTTCAGTTTCCTGTGTGTTGATTCCAAAAAAAAGACGCACTGAACCTGCATGGTTCATGCGCCTTGCCACATCGGCCTATGGCCGGAAAGTCTGGTAGTGAAGCGATCTATGGATCGATCATATTTCTCCTTCCATCTATGTGCCGCTGAAAGAACTGTTTGTGAGCGGCAGAGTTTCCAAGGTACAGCACGATGGTGTGAGCCACTCGCATGGCGTCACACACTTCGCCTGTGGTTGTGAAGCGACTTTGCTTTGGTCTCGCCTCAGACTTGGCAGCATCACTGGCAAATCTAGCGTGGCGTCCCTTGGCAAACACCGCTTTCTTTCGTTTTATTCTTTCAAGTCTGTACTCTTTCGGTGTCATTTTATTTCCGGCTCCTTCGGGTATCCCTAGGGATACTCCTTCAATCGATGTTTAATTTATTAGATTCCTCTACCGTAGCATAGATCCTACTCTTTGTCAATACCTTCGCCTTTCTTCGTATTTGTCGTTCTTCCCCTACTTTCCCAGTCTTATGTTGATCCAAGGCAAATAAAAAAAGGACAAAAAAAGAGGCCACCGAGTATCCCTAGGGATACCCGATAGCCTCGTTTGGTAGTCAGGCGGCCTTCTTTTTGGCTTGGCGCTCGGCCTTGGCTTCGGCCTTTTCGATTGCTATTTCCCGCTTTTCGGCAGCTGCTGTGACTTTATTAAATCCGGCGAGTATAGCGGCCTCAAGGATTGGCGCATCTTCCGTTGGTACACTCTCACATTCTTGAATCAACTTTCGCATTTTGTCGAATAGACCTTGCAAGCCATCGACACCATGCGGGTCTAGAATGCCCAATTGACTGCGAGCACTCTCATTGGCCTCTACCAGTTCAGCCAATATGTCGGCCTCAGTCTTTTCGGCCTTTTCGGACTTGGCAATCCTTGCCAGTTCCTTGCGTAACGAGTGCATGGACGTGATATCACGCTTGGCCATCATCTTTTTGATGGTATCAGCACTTTTGCAACCTTTACCAGCTTTGCACCATTCAGCAACAATTGACGAACCAACTGCGGCGCTAATGCGCTTGCGTTGTGCAACCTCGCAACCTCTACCAGCTTGAATATCATCGTTGTGCACTTCAATCAAAGCTGGTGTGGTTGCATCCCATACTCGCACTGCAACGATGGCGCAATCTGCATCCCAATTTGCCGCTTCCTTGGTATCGACAAACGGTATTAGAGCTTCTGCAATATCTGCGTCAATTTGAGCAATAAGAGCAAAGGCCTGACTTTGAGTGCGGTAGCGATCATTGCGAGGTAGCTTCACTTTATCTTGTGACATAGCTATTCCTTATCAGTCTGAGTGAAGGGGATTGTGGCTAGTCGTTTCGTAGCGGGTATCGACTAGTGACCCGTGAGTACCTTGGCGATTGAGAACCTTTCAATCACTCACTCCTGACCTACTGGCAACACATTAAACGAAACACCATGCAAGGTCAAGCGGTATCCCTAGGGATACTCGACAAGTCTGAATGTGCCTTTTCTCACACCCTTGTGACGATTGCACGAGACCCGTTCGCCATGCCAAGCCATGACTGGTCACCACTCGCCTATGCATTCGACCCAAGGGATTTTTCCGAATCTTTCCGAGACGCCCCACGAGCCTTGATTTTCCGACCCCCCAAAAAAAATTTTGGGGGTGCTTCAAAGTAAAAATTTGGGACTCTCAAATATTTTCAAAAATTTTCGGGATTATCATCATAATGAATATTTTCCATCATCATCCCATATATTCCAGGTCGCTTCTATAG